CGCCGGCAGAGACGCCTGCACAACCGCCGGTAGAGGCAACAGCATGAGTAACAACCTACTTCGCGCGTTGATGGACAAGAACGGCATGTCCAACAAGGAGGGCATCGAAAAGGCTCGTCAGGAGTTGGCCGGTGCCATCACACGTATTGTGGTCAACGAGGCCCTGTCAGAGGCCAAACAGCGCGCGCAAGTGCGCGACCAGGCCATTGGGGCGAAAGAGCCTAAATAATTGCATTAGTATATTTAGAGGGATAATCTGCGTATGGGGTAACCTGGTAGCCCACGTGCTTTGGGAGCATGTAGTCTACGTTCAAATCGTAGTATGCAGACCACCAACATTTCTCATGAGGCAATTAGAGCCGAAGTGATACTGATCGGCAAGCGACCCGCAAGGACCTCAAATGCAATCCAGAATTAACTGGTGAACCCTATGGACGCGTAGGGCTACGGTCTCTTTAAATACTAAAAATTATGGCAACAAAAATAACAACAAAATACAGACCTGAGATGTGTGAGCAGATCATTGAGCTCGGCATGCAGGGCGCGACGCAAAAGGCCATGTGGTCCGCGTTAGGTATTAGCAAGTCTACGGCAGACAAGTGGAAGAAAGATAATGCAGACTTTGCAGAGGCAGTCAGCCGGGCCACTACCGAGTCCCAGGCATGGTGGGAGCGTGAGGGAATGGCTAATTTAAGTAATAGAACCTATAACACCAGGCTGTATGAGGTGATGACAAAGAGTATGTTTCCAGAAGACTACAGAGAAGTTAAAGATAACAAAGTTGACGTTAAGCTAGAAGCGACAATAGATTTCGGTAGCGAAATATCAAAATTAATTAGTGCGCTAAAAGAAGAAAGTAAGTGATATGGATGAAGCAGATGAATTTATTAAAAAAGCAAAAAGAAAAGAATATCAAGATAGATATAGATTAAAAAACAAAGATAAGATAGCACAACGTCAATTAGAAAATAAAGACAAAATAAAAGAAAAGTCTCAAAAATGGTACTTAAAAAATAAAGATTTAGTTATAGAAAGATCAAAAAAGTGGGCGTTGGAAAATAAAGAAAAAAGACAAGAAATCGTTAGAAAAAATTACCTTAGTAAAAAGTATGGATTGACATTAGAACAAGAAATAGCGATGAAATTAGCGCAAAATAATAGTTGTGCGATTTGTAAAATAGAATTATTGCCTAGACATAAAACTCATATAGATCACTGCCATAAAACAGGAAAAGTACGAGAAATTTTATGCAATAATTGCAATGTAATGTTAGGTCATGCGAAAGATTCTGAAGATATATTAAAATCCGCCCTGGCATATTTAGAAAAACATAAAATATAATTAAATAAAAGACCCTATACGGGTCTTTTTTGTTTTTGAAATGTGCATTATTATAGTACCATTAATCAGAATAGAAAGACTAACATGACCGCTCACGCGCTACTCTCAGCATCCGGATCAGATAGATGGATGTCTTGCACACCCTCGGCCAGGCTAGAGGCCACACTCCCAGAACAGAAAAGACAGACTGGCTCGTTCAGTTTTAGTGAAGAGGGCACAACAGCACATACCCTGGCAGATGCCGAATTAAGCTTGTTGTTTGGTCATATAAAGAAAGCAGAATATGACAAAATTATCCAAGAAGTTAAATCAACAGAATACTACAACAAAGAGTTCCATGAGTACGTCAATAACTACGTGCTTTATGTCCGCTCTCAGATCGGTGAAGGAGATACACCACTATTTGAACAGCGCGTCGATTTCAGCGACTACGTCCCCGAGGGGTTCGGCACAGCGGATGTGGTGATACTATCCAAACACAAGATCCGCGTAATGGACTTGAAGTTTGGTAAAGGTATTCCAGTATCGGCAAAGGACAACAGTCAACTAAGGCTATATGCACTTGGAGCGTATTGTAAGTTCAAGGAAGAGTTTCCAGACGTTACAGAGGTTGAGTACACCATCGTCCAACCGCGCCTGGATTCAATCACAACAGATCACACAACGATTGAGAAGTTATTAGACTGGGCACAGTACTACGTCAAGCCAAAGGCCAAAAAGGCATGGAGCGGATCCGGTGAGTTTATTCCAGGCGACCACTGTCAGTTCTGTAGGGCAAAGGCCCAGTGCCGTGCACGCTCTGACTTTAACAACGAACTGGCAAAGCTTGACTTTAGGGAGCCACCACTGCTAACCGCTGATGAGGTGTCTTTGGTGCTTGAGCGTGCAGGTAGTTTAAAGACCTGGGTCAACGACGTTGAAGAGTTTGCGCTCAACCGGGCAGTTGCTGAGAATATAACCCCTCCAGGTTTTACGCTCGGCACAACAGTCACGCACCGCAAGATAACAGACGCCAAGTTGGCCGAGGTTCGACTTGTTGAGATGGGACTACCAAAGAGCAAGCTTTATGAGGAGCCAAAACTAAAGTCTGTTGCATCACTTGAGAAACTTGCGCCTAAGGGACACGTAGCAACGATACTAGGAGATCTAATATCAAGACCCCCCGGCTCACCAAAACTGGTAAGGGTCAAGGATACTACGGCCGAAGACTTCGCATGATTATTAATTTCTTTGGTGTTCAGGTAACAATTCCTGAAATAATGATTGATAGGTATTGCAAAGAAACAGAGTGCATGGTACAATGGGAGAATCGTAAGGCATTAGAACGATTGCGTGATGCCATTAACGATGTCCTGTTTACTGTAGCCGATCACCCCCAAATAATGGCAAACTCGGAGCACTACGGTAACTTTGTGAAGTCACTGGCGATACGTGTCGCGTTATCGAAACACAGGATACTGTACGACGATTAACGTGATACAATTCGGTTACGGGGTTGTCGATCTGGCCCCCTATTCAAGTCCAGATCTAACGCTAAAAAGGAAATTAAATTGGCCGCAACTATCAAAACCAAAGCCGTAACAGGCAAAGTTCGTTTTTCTTATGTTCAAGTATTTCAGCCAAAGGCTAAAGAAGACGGTGGTGCCCTTAAGTACTCTACCGCGCTCTTGATCCCTAAGTCTGATAAGGATACTGTAGCAAAGATCAACAAAGCGATTGAGGAATGCAAGGAGGCCAACAAGGCAATGTTCGGAGGATCCATTAAGGGTCTTAAGGGCGGTTTGCGTGATGGTGATGAGGAAAGAGAAGGCGCGGAGTACCAGGGTATGTACTTCATTAATGCCAACTCAGACCGCAAACCTGGTGTTGTTGACGCGGACATGAACGCGATCATTGACCCAGAGGAATTCTACAGTGGTTGCTATGGCCGTGCGTCTTTGACGTTCTATCCATACGACACCAAGGGTGGAAAGGGAATTGCATGTGGATTGAACAACGTGCAAAAATTGGAAGATGGCGAGAAGTTAAGCGGTGGATCTAGCGCCGCAGAGGATTTCGCAGTCTAACAAAAAGCGAAGGAAGGAAAGGGGGCCTCGGCCCCTTTTTTGCCCTCTATCATTAACTATAAAAGAGAATAAGATGGACCAATACAGAGAATATATAGCCGCCAGTCGTTACGCACGTTTTATCGACGATAAGAACCGTCGTGAGACCTGGCCCGAGACGACAGACAGATTTGTGGAATACATATTCAGCAGAACACCAAAGCTAGAAAACAACAGCAAGCTAAAGGAAGAGATAAGGACAGCGATCCGGGACCATAAAGTTATGCCGTCCATGCGTGCGATGATGACGGCAGGTAAGAGCGCGGACCGCGACAATACATGCGTCTACAATTGTAGCTACCTGCCAATTGATGACCCTAAGGCGTTTGATGAGGCGATGTTTATTCTGCTGTGCGGGACCGGCGTCGGTTTCAGCGTAGAGTCCAAGAATATAAACCAGTTACCCGAAGTGCCTGAGCAGATGTTTGACTACGACGGCGTTATCAAGGTCCATGACTCCAAAGAGGGGTGGGCCAAGGCCCTTAGATTGATCATAGCGCACTTGTACGCGGGGGAAATACCCAAGTGGGATGTGAGCTCTATTAGGCCTGCAGGGGCGCGTTTAAAGACGTTTGGTGGCCGTGCATCCGGGCCGGGTCCTTTGGTTGATTTGTTTGAGTTTACCGTTAAGTTATTTAAGGGCGCGAAGGGTCGTAAGTTAAACTCCTTGGAGTGCCATGACTTGATGTGTAAAGTTGGTGAGGTTGTTGTGGTCGGCGGTGTCCGCAGGTCTGCAATGATCAGTCTGTCAGACCTGGACGATGAAAGGGTGCGTCATGCTAAATCTGGACCTTGGTGGGATACCGCGCCCCATCGCGCGTTGGCTAATAACTCGGCGGTTTATAATGAGACGCCTACAGTGGGGAAATTTATGGAGGAATGGCTTTCCTTATATAATTCACACTCTGGGGAGAGGGGAATTTTTAATCGCGAGGCGGCCCGTAAGACTGTGGAAAAGTACGGTGTACGTGATCCAAACTACGAATTCGGTACGAATCCATGTTCTGAGATTGTTCTTCGTCCCTACCAATTTTGTAATCTTACTGAGGTGGTAGCACGACATGATGATACTAAAGAGACTCTACTTGAGAAGGTACGCATTGCTACCATCCTGGGCACTATTCAGTCTACATTCACTAAGTTCCCGTATCTGCGTAAGGTGTGGCAACGAAATACAGAGGAGGAGAGGCTACTCGGCGTCTCAATCACTGGTATCTACGACAACAAGATGCTTTGCACGCAAGGAGAAGAACTAAATGAACTACTCGACACCTTGCGAGAAACTGCTCGCGCTGTTAATAAAGAATGGGCATCCATCCTCGGAATACCTACAAGCTGTGCTATCACATGTGTCAAGCCAAGTGGGACGGTCTCCCAACTCACTGACGCCGCTTCTGGAATTCATCCAAGGCACTCCAAATATTACATCCGAAGAGTACGAGGCGATAAGAAAGACCCTCTTAGCCAGTTTCTTAGAGAGGCCGGAGTACCTGCCGAGGACTGTGTCTACAAACCTGAACAGACTGTGGTCTTCTCTTTCCCCCAACGAGCACCCGATGGCCTTACAAGAGGAGATGTCACACCTATTGAACATCTATCTTTATGGCTCACCTATCAGCAACATTGGTGCGAACATAAGCCGTCTGTTACAATTTCCGTTGAGGAAAAAGATTGGCCAAGTGTGGGGGCATGGACGTGGGATCATTTTGGGGAAATTAGCGGAGTTTCGTACTTGCCGTATGACGGCGGGACATATAGGCAGGCCCCCTATGAGGAGTGTACTGAGGCTGAATACAATCAGCTTAAAGGACAAATGCCTGATATTAATTGGGAAGATTTTAAGGAGGTAACCGATAACGTGGAGGGGGCACAAATGTTGGCCTGCGTAGCGGGTGTCTGCGAGATTTAAGTTGAGTTGACATGGTGGTTTGGGCCGTCCTTTGAGGCGGCCCTTTTTTATGGTACAATCCGATTATGGAGAAAGATATGACAAAAGAAGTTATCATGCCTGGGTTTAGTGCCAACCTAGGGTACGGCGTTGAGATAAACACAGAAGATAACAGGATTACGTTTACGGCAGGCCCTGGGTTTGCAGAGTGCACTACCAATGCACTGCTAACAGATAATTTTAGAACAGTCGGCACGCGCAACATTCAAGCCATGCACGACAAACTTGATCATTGGATTTTAACGGAGCTTAAAAAATGACAAACGAAGAATACGTTACAAAGATACTGGAGCGTGTGGGGCCTACCATTGACGTTGTGGGGTTGTTTCTTATCGTAAAGAAGATCCAGGAAGATGAGCGTGATGCGTGTTTAAGGAGGGCAAAAACCGCACTACTTGGCACATTAGTGACGACAGCAGATAGGGTATTAAACGCTATTGCGAGGAGACAAGAATGAACATACATGGCCCACAAAAAGACATTGACTACCTGGTAGCTAAGAACAACACCAGGGACCTGGCGGAGGCTATTTTAATAGCTATTCTGTACCTTAAAGACTCAGAGGGAAAGTTGCTGAGGGTCAAGCTAGGCGAGACGTTTCAGGACCAGATTAATTTTGCGACACAGATAGCTAGGATGCTAAGAGGGGGCCGAGATTGAATACATATAACTTAAGGAGCTTAACACATGAGATTTAATATTAAATTATTTGAATATCGTTACATTTTGAAAATATTTTTTCCTGCAGAGCGTTACATTAAATGGCTTCCTGCGGTTATGTGGGGAAAAATAAAACATATAAATTAAGGAGTTTAACACATGAATGAAATTACAAGATTTGACATGATATCAAAGCCTAAAGAATGGGTAGGTTTAACGGATGAACAAGTAAATAGTACCTATGGTGAAGTCCAAGAAAAAGTTAACAAGCATTGGGATGATGGCGGAACAACCATGATGTTTCCTACAACACTATACCAAGCATTTGAAGCCAAGTTGAAGGGGCTTAACACGTGAACACATTCTTTACAGCAGATACGCACTTCGGGCATGCAGGCGTTTGCAAGTTCCTGCGCGATGACGGGACCAAACTACGTCCATGGGATGACCCAGATGAGATGGATGAGGACCTGGTCAAGTACTGGAACGAGACCGTTAGGCCAAACGACAAGGTCTACCACCTGGGGGATGTAGTCATCAACCGAAAGGCGCTCAAGACGATGGCCAGGCTGAACGGGGACAAGATTTTAGTAAAGGGCAACCATGACATCTTTAAGCTTGAAGACTACACGCCATACTTCAGAGACATTCGCGCCTACGCGGTACTTGACAATATCCTCTGCTCGCATATCCCTGTACACCCCGATTCAAAGGGGCGGTTTCGCGCAAACGTGCACGGGCATTTGCACTCCAATATTGTCTGCAAGCCTGACATTTACCGTGGCGGAAAGCCCGTCCGAGACCACTGGTATCTCTGCGTCTCAGTAGAGCACACCAACTTTAGGCCTATAAGCTTTGAAGAGATAAAGAAACAATTGGAGGTATGACATGACTAAAGAAGTAATGAAACAAGCACTTGATTCTTTAGAAAAAGAACGTTACTACTATTGCTTATATGAAGATGAAGATGGAGCTCCTGAACACATTCTTGATGCTATTCAAGCGTTAAAAGAAGCATTAAAGCAAGAGCAGGGTGAGCAGGGTGAGCAGTTAGCAAGACTTGGATGGCAAGAAATTGATTGTCCGATTTGTGGAGGTGGTGCACGAGTATTTCCAAAGCAAGAGCAGGGTGAGCCTGTTGGTGAAGTGTCCGATCATGATTGGAGTACAGGTTTGCTTTACAGAGATTTGGAGCCTGGTACACCTCTCTACACCACACCACAAACTAAAGAATGGGTAGGGTTGACTGATGAGGAAATTGACGCATTATTTGCCTCTGATGTTGATTTTAGAGATGTACATGCTTTTTCTAGAGCAATAGAAGCTAAATTAAAGGAACGCAATACATGAACAGAACTGTTTGCCCAAATGGGATGGTTGATACTTGTTGTGAGAACTACGACAACTGCACTCTTGCTTACTATGACAAAGATGCGGAAATCAAACGCCTGAATGAAAAGATTGAGTTTCTTGCGCGAACCAATATGTTGTACAGCGATTGGGAACATCGTGAAACGCAAGTGACTAGCGAGTTAATCCGAAAAGGCATTGAAGAACACAAAATCAATGAAGAATTGAGGGCAGAGATTGAACGCTTAACAGTCGCTTTGAAAAAAGCAAACGAGCAAGCCGAGCATTTTGAACGTGAATGGTATTTGCGCGGTGATGAACTTGAGAAGTTGAAGCAAGAGCAGGACGAGCCAGTGGCGTGGAAAACTGATGACATTGAGTTATATGTTAGGGAAGATAAATTTGGGTTTTATGACATACCTCTTTACACCCACCCACTACCAAAGCGCAAACCTCTGACGGATGAGCAGATTGTCGCAATTGTTCGAGAGGCATCACATGGGAGTGCAATCAGGCGAGAAGGTTCAACATCGATGCGAATTGCCAGAGCAATCGAATCAGCACACGGCATTAAGGAGTAAAACATGACAGAAGTTGAATTTCTAAAAAGAGAGTTAGAACGTCAATTAAAAGCGGTTGATGATTTAAACAAAATGGTAAAAAATTTGAGTCAAATAACCTTTGAATCAAAAATGGATAAGTGGTTAAAAGCCAGTAAAGGTAAAGAATGGGTAGGGTTGACTGATGAGGAAATTGACGCATTATTTGCCTCTGATGTTGATTTTAGAGATGTACATACTTTTTCATTAAAGGAAAAGAATGGATAATGAAGTACTAGACCCAGTCACAGATTTAAGCCAGTTCGTAGCGTTCTGCACGCAACCCATGGTGCAGATTACGCCACAGTTCATGCAACATGCTGTACAAATCGCCGATGAGTGTGCTAAACTGCGAAAAGAAGTAAAGAAGTTAAATCAGATAATCAGCCTACAAAGGAGAAAGTATGAAGTTTCTAAGAATAGAAAATCTAAGCGATCTGTTGCCGTTCGTGGAGGACAAGAAGGAGATCCAGGTCCGCAAGACTGACGATGGTGGTACTACAGTCGTCTACCGTTTCATGGACTCCAAGACATTTGACAGCTACGAGTCCTTAGAGGCCCGCGGGATTATGTTTGATGACCTGGACAGAGTCATATCCCGCCCACTGCATAAGTTTCATAACCTGGACTCTACGGGGTCCGGCATTAACACCTACACCCGCGATTACATCTTGGCCAATAAGGACCAGGTAAGGGCCATCTACGAGAAGTTAGATGGGTCTATGATATCCACGGCCAACTTCAACGGAACTGTTCGCCTGCGGTCCAAGAGTTCATTTGATACAGACGTCTGCAGACTGGCCTACAAGATCTACAACCAGGACCGTGACATTCAGTTCCTCTGTATGTTCTGTATCGAGCGCGGGCTGACTGCCACGTTTGAGTTAACGCACCCACAATCGCGGATTGTGCTGTCCTATTTACGCCCAGAACTGCGCCTGCTACATATCCGAGATAATGTGACCGGCGAGTACGTTACGGACCAAATCAGGGCCGTACAGAACGTTAGTCGTTGTCCTCAAATACCCCTCAGCCGACTTGAGGAGATCATCTCTAAGGAGCACCTGGAGGGGCTCAAGAACGAGGAGGGCTACGTAATCCAGTTCAGGGATGGGGATATGGTCAAGGTCAAGTGCCCATGGTACGTCGGCCTGCACCGCGTGGTTACCTTTGTACGTGAGCGGGACATTGCGAATATGGTCCTTGAGGAGCGCCTGGATGATGTATACTCAGCCTTTGCACATCTTGGAATTGACGTCGAGTCAATCGAAAAGATTGAGAGCGAGGTTAAGAACGAACTGATCCGGATAGCCGATCAGGTTGAAATGGTGTACAAAAAAGTCATTGAGGAGAATTTAAGCCGTAAGGATATCGCGTTGCGCTACGAGCAGTGGGAGTTTCGTAGCCTGCTGTTTCCCATGCTTGACGGCAAAGAGCCTAAGTACAATGAGTACTACAAGCGAAATATACTGGACAAACGTTGGGGCTTAAACGTAGTAGGTAACGTAGGAGAGAAAGAATGAACACACTAACACTAATCCGCGGACTGCCTGGATCCGGCAAGAGCACACTCGCCGCTAAGTTAAGTAACGCGGCGGACCGCAACACTATCTGGCTTGAGGCTGATCAGCACTTTACCAATAAGGACGGAACGTATCAATTCGATATTAATAAAATTGGTGAGGCGCACCTGAAATGTCAGAGTAGCGCACGCATTTATTTAGGGCTTAAATTTGACGTTATCGTGTCCAACACGTCCACAACACTCAAAGAGATGCGCCCCTACTTTGAGATGGCTAAAGAGCTTGGAGCAGAGTTTACCGTTATCACCTGCCAGGGTCACTTCCAGAACGTGCACAGCGTGCCAGAGGAGACACTATCAAAGATGGCGATGCGATTCTTTTACGGTGATGTAATTAACGCATTGGAGAGAACGTGATCTACAGTATTGACTTTGAGACCCGCAGTGCCATCGACCTAAAGCTTAGGGGGCTAGATATCTACGCCAACGACAAAAGCACCGAGGCGTTATGTCTTGCTTTTGGGACTGATTTAGATGACGTAACCGTTGTCGGCATGGAACACATAGCCTTCTCGGCGAGGTGCCTTTCGGTTGATGATTTAGTTGTCCGCAGATATAAGTTTAATCAGCTTATTGATCACGTCCGCGCAGGCGGAAAGGTCCAGGCATGGAACGCGCTCTTCGAGTACGCGATCTGGAACTGTGTCTGCGTGCCAAAGTACGGTTGGCCGGAGTTAAAGCTGAACCAGGTAGTTGACTCCATGGCCATAGCCGCGGCCAATAACGTCCCGCAGAGCCTGGAAGAGGCCGCCCTTTTTATGAACGCCGCGCACAAAAAGGATCCTATCGGCGCAAAATTGATCCAAAAGCTATGCAAACCTCTCAAAAACGGTAACTTTAACAACGACCCAAAACTGCTACAGCAATTGCACGAGTACTGCGTTAAGGACGTCAAGGCCGAGATGTCGATCGTGGACAAACTCAGGGGCCTAAAATCCTCTGAGCAGGCGGTATGGGAGCTCACACAGCGTATCAACCTTAGAGGCGTGCCAGTGGACCCTCTTGAGCTAAAAAACGCTCAAAACGCGGTTAAAAACGCCCAAGACGCTATAGATCAGGAGCTACTCAACCTAACGGGTTGTAAGCCATCCGAGAGGACCAAACTGCTTGCCTGGCTAAATGCCAATGGTGCGAATATGAAAGACCTTACTGCTGATACGGTTACTAAGAAACTGGCCGAGGAATTTATATCAAAGAACGTGCGCAAGGCACTCGAATTACGCCAGGAGGGGAGCCAGACTAGCGTAGCCAAGTACAATAAAATGTTGGAGATACAAAGAGATGGAAGAATTAGAAATACACTGGTCTATCACGGCGCGTCTACTGGCCGTTGGTCTTCGCGTGGTGGACTTAATCTGCAAAATATTGCGCGTCCCGTACTTGGCGATGCACAGATTGCAGACGCGATTCCTAGAGTCTTTGGCCAAGGAATTGGCACGATGTCAGAACTCTCGTCTCTGGTTAGAAGCGCACTTAAAGCTCCTGACAAGCAGACCTTCGTGGACGTCGATTTTTCTTCGATCGAAAACAGAGTGGGAGTTTGGTTGGCCGGTCAAAAAGACAAAGTTGAACTATTTAGACAGGGGCTAGACGAGTACAAGACCTTTGCATCAACCTCAATATTTCACGTGCCATATGATGAGGTCACAAAGGAACAACGTCAGATGGCCAAGTCGGCTGTTTTGGGTTGTATGTTCGGCCAGGGCGCTGATGGCCTTGTAGCATACGCCGATGGTATGGGCGTTAAGATGGCACTCCCCCAGGCTCAAAAGGCCGTAGACGCGTATAGGCTGTCATATGCCAAGGTAAAGAACTTATGGTATGCCTGCGAGGAGGCCGCGTTGTTGGCGGTGTCTGATCCCGGAACTGCCTACGCCGCAGGTCAAAAGATCCGCCTAAAGTGTGATAGGGGCGTGTTGTGGATGATACTGCCGAGTAAGAGGCTAATCTGTTGGCAACGACCCAGGATAGAGGACGTTGTCACTCCCTGGGGTCAGATCAAGAAAGCCGTCACTGTTCACAGTCAGAACACCTACACCCGTCAGTGGTCCAGGAACGCACTCATTGGGAGTAGCATATTCCAGAGCGCAACCCAGGGCCTCGCTCGTGACTTCCTTGCCCATGCCTCGCTTAACGTTGAAAAGCACGGATACGGAATACTCAATCTGATCCATGATGAGGTCCTGCTGTTAGTTGACGCAGATAACGCCGAGTTTCATATGGATGAGGTCATTAGAATTATGACTACACCACCTGATTGGGCACCAGATATGCCACTCGCCGCTGAGGGATGGCACGGTAACCGCTACCGCAAGTGAGTTAATCCCCCCTGGGCCTGCTTCTGCACGTCCATGGGGTTAAACATTATTGCCGAGGGTTTTGTATTATCAGGATACAGCGCGCCTGAGTAGCCGTGTTCTTTGATCATGCGCTCCAGGTCGCTGTCCGCGTTGTACACCAGCCCCTGGTTAGCACTGGCAGTGTACGGGACCCTATTAGCCTCTTTGGCCAGTGTCCCGAGCCCCAGTGGGTCCGCGCTCACGTCGTAAAGATTACTGGATGACGTCTTGTACTTATATGGCCCAAGTCCAAGCTCGGGGGTCTGATCACCTGCATAAAAATAGGTCCTATCTTTTACGGCGCCTGAATAATTTTTAAGCCTATCAGCCTCAGCACCTGCTATGCCGGTACCGTACTTAGTCGGGTCCGTCTGTGTCAGATCTGGCGAGTTACTGAAATGCGTAAGCTCGGATGATGTTGTAGTGCCCTCTTGCGGCTTAATAAGCGGCTGAATATAGTCCGGCATACCACCAGAGTAGTTGGTATCATGAAATTCTGGAGGCAATATCACAGACTTCTGCGGGGCATATTGAAAACCTTCGTAGGCCTTTGCCTTTTCTTCAAGCAGTTGAGGTATTTCGCTAACATCACCGGATCGCCTGGCGTCGTATATTTTACCGTCTATCTCATTAATAAATCTTTTTAGTGATGCGTTAAGTGGTGTGTAATTAACTACACTATTTTGACCACGGGTCTCGGACGTCATAGCTAATTTAGCTAGGGGAGAAAACATTTGAGAGTGAGCGCCCCACGCAGTCTCTTCTCCTTTTGGTCCAAAAGAATTACCATGGGCGGCGTGACCATAATAGTCATGGACTGCCCTAAATTTTTCATTTGTGTTTAGGCCTGTTTTTGGATCAACAGCATTAAGAAATTCGTGTGGATCGCCGCCTTGATAGACATATAAATGATTATTATCAAGTATGTCTTTTATCATCTCATTACTAGACTGATATGTCCCTTCACCGTTCTTATGAAAGCTCATATTAACTGGTAGTGTACTAAATTGATCCTCTGTCTCTTTAGCCAACTGCCCATATGATTTACTTACCAGGTCATCATAGTCTTTAATATTGTGCTGTTGTATAAGATCAGGCATCTGTTTTTTATATGCATCAAATACAGCAGTCTTATATGCAGGATCTTCAGTCACGGCATGCATAAATGTCCGACCAATTGCGGACTGTTTAGCCAAAGAACTCTCTGGTATATTTGGCAACGCGTAGGGCTTTTGAAGTGTTCCTTTAGTGTACGCGTTGGCTCGTTGTTTTACGGCGTTGTTGGGGTCTTTTGCGAATGTTTTGATCTCATCATTCGATACTCCTGGTGGAACATCGCGTCCACGTAGTCCTGCCGTTTCTCGGACTCCTGTTGTTGGCGTTGCGCCTCTTGGCCCAACTCGGAGGAATGGTCCTTCTTGTCTTGCTTCATGTATTATCCTTTCAAGTTTCGGTATTGTACCACTTAAAGCCTCTTTACCGAATTGCAGTCCTGCCTTTATTTCAGGTAGCGTTGGTAGTCCCATTATGCGGCCTCTTTTAAGTGAGCTAAACCGCCTTGTTTATAGCCCAGATTACGCAAAGTTTTTTCTGTTAATATTCCTGCTTGTGGTCCCATTTCAAGTGCTCTTAAGTCAATACGAGCAGGATTGGCAGGATCAACAATACCGCGTTGAAGAGCTTTTTCTCTTAACAATTGATAAATATTATGATCGCCACTTATTTGACCTAACCCAACACCTGGAGCAAATGATGGGTATGAAAAATTTCCACTATTACGCAATACCGGTTTATCTGGATGCAATTGACCAATGTGTAAAATACGTCCATCAGAACCAACCAATTGTTCTGGGTCTGTAATTGCTAATCTAGCTTGACCTAAACCAATACCTCCCTCATCTCTCATATGTTTATCTAAAGTATTTTGTATTTGTTTTCTAACATTTGAGGGTGATTTTAAAAACTGATCTACGCTTGATGGATCATTTATACCTTTCCAATCTGGAATAATTGATCTCATATGATTATCTAATGCCATTTTTTGTGGCGCTGACATTGCGGCATCCGCATGGGCTAACATAGTTTCACCAGTCATATGTGCAAAATCACTACCCGATGGAGACATCTGCCATGGAATAAATAGTGGATCTTTTCCACCAGTAAAATCTTTTAACGCGGCTCCAAGTCGCATCATATCATCGGTAGGTACATCTCCGCCGGCCCAAAGATAACCTGGATTGTTATACATAAAATGTTGTCCACCAGTACGATTAACTGGCCGGTTAAACATTACATTATTTATACCTAATAATCTTGATCCGGCTCCTGTTCTATCAGCCATTCCAGTGATAAATGGATATCCCTCATATTGAGTCATATCTACTTTTGGAATGTTTGTAGGGCCTGTTTGTTCTTCATGAACAACCATATTTTGAACTTTTGGTAGTTCTTTAACTCGGTTTTCAAATCTAGGATCAAAATTACTAATAGTTCTTGATGTGGGCGCGGCAAACATAGGTTGAGGGGTAATAGCCCTTAACATATTGTTGCCCTCGCCCATCATGGCTTTATTAATCTCCGATCCGGCTAACTTACCAACTCCCTTAATCCCACGTGCTATCTCACCAGGTCCGGCCAAAGGTGTCCAATCACCCATTGCACTTGCCATCTTAACCAGGTTGGAGTTCATTCTTTCGGGGTCGTTTGTGACCTCCGGAAATATTTGTTTTAGATCTTCAGATCCGTAGGGAGCGTGCCCTAATCTATCGCCCGTCGCCGCACTTGCCAGGTTATATAAGTCTGGTAGGGCGCCAAGTGTTGTCGCAGTGGAGCTTCTTAATCCACTAGCAAGTGTATCACCCAACGCAGTCAGCGGCTTACCAAAGCTCTTAACGTCGTTAATTACGCGGTCTGTTGTCATTGGACCACCTTGATCGGGCTGTCCACCCCTTCCAAAGTGTTGTACGGTCCCACCATCAGCGTAACCCTCACGACCTAATAGTCTATCAAGCCCTGCATTAATCACTGGGGCCGTAGTTGCGGCCGCGGTGCCTAAACCACGAGCGTACTTATTAGGTAACATAGACGCCGCGGATCCAAGCGCTCCTAGTCCGCTAATTATTCCGCGTCCATAATCGCCATGCGCAAATCTATTGTATGCATCTACGCCCTCTTCTCCTGCCCCGGCCATTGAGAGTATTGGTGCGATACTGTTAAGTGTTTTGCCTGCTATACCAGTCGGTGTTAGGTGCTCACCCAATTGACCGACTTTTTGCATCATAGTTGGTTTCGGTGCGACCTGTTTAGAGTTTAAATAATCTACAGCTCGTCTCTGAGCCGCGTTTGTTATCTCTGCATCTTTTATGGCCTGGGCAACTTTAGCCTCATACGCCAATTTTGCGGCCATCTCTGCCTTCATCTCAGCTAACGATTTTGGACCGCGCATTACACCATTTTTAATTTCACCGCCCGCAAGCTCACCGCCATGACCAATTGTTTCAGCCATTTGTTGCCCAATGTCAAGATATTTTTTCTTCATCTGAGCGCCAGGGATGTTGGTTCCCGTGGACCCTTTAGCCCACTGTGCGCCTTTTGTTACAACCTCTGGAGCTTCTTGTGTTGCGGCGGTAACCATAGACGCAGGCTTTTCAACCATAGCAGGCTGAACTGGTTGTGGGTACGGGATTGGCTCTTGAACTGTAGATGGTCCCGAGGCCGGTGCCGAAGTATTGGCATCCCTAAAAGCATTTCCTAGCACCTTAGCGCCTGCCCCCAATGCATTTGTGGCGCCAATTGCTGTAGCAGGAATGGCCCCGATCATGCCACCATAAATGGCCCCAGTAACTGGGTTGATACTGTCAGATGACTGTGGCGGCTCAGAGCGCTGTGGCTCATTCTGAGTATTTTGACCCATGTGGCTCGCGACTTCATTGATCATAGACTCCTGTTGAGCGGGAGTCATGGACCCAAAAGAATCATCTAACTCAACTTGTTGGCCATTTATTTCAACGATCATTTTGGAACAATCCTATATTTAATACCGCTCTTAGTTGTTTGTGTGCCCTCAGGTTCGCTCTTACCGAGTCCATTTACCCTGGAGTCATCCTCAACTTTAAATACAGTCGGGAACTGTTTAGCCAATGCCGCGCGAGTGCTGTCCTCAAGCGCACGATATTGTGGCTCCTCTTCAAATTTTGCAAAGCTTGCATCATCACCACCGTGAGTGGCCTGATAGTCTATCCACATCTGATGACGTGCTCTGTTAAACTGTGCGCCTTGCTTGATAATCTGCGCATTCATCAAGTTTGTCTCTGGTGTGTACTCAGATCCAACACCCTTTGTCTTTTGCGCCATATTCTCAAGTCCGATACCCATACGAGCACCGTGGAAGATTTGTGCGGCATAGTCAACACCCAAATCGGCGGCCTGCTTATCTAACTCATCGCGCATAGACTGCTCATGCTGTGATAGGGTTGATCTTGCAACCAAGTCATTAGCCTTCTTCTCGTCCATATGCGCGAAAGGAATCATCTGGAGTGCTGTTACAGCGGCAGACTTTGGATCTGTCCAACCGCGCTTACCTATTCCAGATATATTCTTAAGTGATGGGTCTTTGGCTATGTTGGTTATTGCATCAGCCGCAAGCTCCATTTTAGTTGCCTTCTGAGCATTATCTATCAAGGAAGATTGGCGCTTACCTGCATCAACTGAGGCCTGGTCTTTCTCTTTCTTGGCCGTCTCCATCTTATTCTCTGCGTCTTTTTTCTCTAAATCAATTTTTGCCTCGGCCCTTTTCTTGTTAAGCTCCATCTCGGTCTTGTTTCCAATACTCGGTGTTGTAGGCGCTGTTGTAATCCGCTTGTTAAGATCGGCTATTCTGCCGAGCCATGAGGTTAAGTTAGATGCCTGTGTTGGGTCTTTTGCCAAGTCAAGATAGTCGTTTGTGCGTTGCTGTAGCATCTTACGTGGCTCACCGCCAGTGGACTGTATCAGTTTTTTAGCGTACTCTACACCCTGATTAGCCGCCGCGTCAAGCGCTATCTCTGCCGATTGTGGTGGCAACTTATCAGCACCAATTGCGTCCCAGTATCTGCTCTTATAGAGAGATTTTGCTTGTTCCGCTGTTAAGTTTTTAACGTCAATATCTGGATTGGCCTTTTGGTTGATACCAAAGTTAACTGGCGCACCACTAGCTCCGTCCTTTGGATTGTATCCACCCTCGCGTGCCAATAATCCTGATACCGCGTTTTGGAATACGTCTGGTGATTGTGATCCTGTTGATGTTACGCCAGTTGACTGCATGGGCTGTACAGACACGCCTGAATTTAACAACTTAGCGGCCTGTCCGCGTGTCATTTGCTGTTCTTGACCGTTAACAGAAACAGTAACAATCTCGCTATTTGTTGGGCTGTATGTTTGACCGACTCTAGCGGCCTGTCCCTGCTCCAACAGTTTTTGTTTAAACTTTAATGCCTGCTGTGGGTCAACAGCCATTAACTGTCTGTATGTTTGCACGTCCTGCATTGTTATATCCTGCGGTAGTGCATTCCCTTGAGCCTGTCCTTGTTGGGGTTGACCTTGCTGAGGTTGTCCACCAACCTGAGGTTGTCCACCAACCTGAGG